CATTGCTTCGTTGCGTGTAGTTTGTGTTGTTTTTGTCATGTTGTGCTTTCTGTTTAGGTTTTTGTTGAATTACTGTGCGCTAAGTTGAGCTAAAACTTTTTTACCCAAGCGTCCAAATGGGCTGATGCTTGCAAAACGGTGGCAGTATTGTGGGAACACGCTTTGCGCTGTGCTAGGAACAATGGATTCCCATGTGGTAACGATTTCGGTGTAACCGTCTTCGTGCTTGGTGACTTTGTAGTCTTTACCGTTGATGCTGATGTTGTGCTTTGTCATTTCGTTTCCTTTGGCCTTTCGGCGTGATGCCAAGAACAATTTCGTTGGCATGGAAGAATTATCTAGCATCTTGCTAGGTATCGTCAAGCGTTTTGCTAGAAATAATTAAATTATTTGTGTAGGTGCTTTCCCTAATACGGGATTGCTCAAGCAATCTGCTAGACTTTGCGTCCTATGAACACACAAATACCACCAGATGAGCGCCGACAACTGGCAGAAAAAGTTGGCATAAACGAGCAATATCTTTACCAGTGCCTGACGGGCCGGCGTGAGATGTCAGCATGGGAGGCCGTTAGAGTGGAGCAGCAAAGCGATGGGCGGCTCACTCGCAAGATGGTGTGCCAGGGCAGTTGGCAGTCTATTTGGCCTGAGTTGGTGGAGACAACGTGAATGAGTTGGCTCTTTTCGCGGGCGCTGGTGGAGGAATACTCGGAGGCCATTTGCTCGGATGGCGAACAGTCTGTGCAGTTGAGTGGGAACAGTATCCCGCAAGCGTACTGTGCGCCCGACAAAATGACGGGCTTCTCCCGCCTTTCCCGATTTGGGATGACGTACAAACCTTTGACGGAAAACCGTGGCGAGGAATTGTTGACGTTGTTTCGGGCGGCTTTCCATGCACCGACATTAGTGCAGCAGGAAAAGGCGCAGGAATTGACGGAGAAGCCTCTGGAATGTGGCGAGAAATGGCTAGGATCATTCACGAAGTACAGCCCAGATTCGTGTTCGTGGAAAACTCACCAATGCTCACTTCTCGGGGACTTGGACGAGTTCTTGGAGACCTGGCCCAAATGGGGTTTGATGCGAGATGGGGAGTGTTGGGAGCAGCAGACGTTGGAGCAATCCATCAAAGGGATCGGATTTGGATTGTCGCTGAACTCCCCCCCCCCCCCAAGATGGCCCACACCAACAGCAACAGATTGGAAAGCGACGGGCAAATTGGAAACACTAAAACGCCAAGGAAACAATTTCGAGGCAGGAGGACAAAATCGTCCTCAATATCATTACTCACGCCTCATGAACATGAAAATGCCTGTAAGTGCGTCAGAGATGCTGATGTTGTGGCCTATCGAGTGGACAGACTTAAAGCCATTGGCAACGGACAAGTTCCAGCAGTGGCAGCAACAGCATGGAAATTACTCAGTGAAAGAATTTAATGACTAACCTAACAACAATATTCCCCAATGGATTTGCAGCAGCCACCGAGTCGCAAGACTTGATCAACCCTGAAGAGTCGTTTCGCAGGCATTGTGAGGCTGCTGGCCTACTGATCAAAGACCAGATCATTGCTGACGGTGAGATTCACCGTGTGGCGCATGTGTCGAGTAAGAAGGGTGCGCTTGACGGTTGGTATATCTTGCACACCAGTGGCAAAGTGCCTGTGGGCATTGCAGGGTGCTGGAAAGAGCCAGTGTTTGAGAGTAAGTGGATAGCAGACACAGGACGCGCCATGTCATTCACCGAGCGCTTTGAGCATGATAAGTGGGTGGCAGAGGTTAAGGCCAAGAAAGATGCGGATCGGTTGGCCTCACAGGCGGTGGCTGCCGAGCGTGCAGAGGATGAGGTTGGAACGTATGCAGATGCAAGCAATGATCACCCTTACCTTGTGAGAAAGCACGTTGGCGCCAACGGGATCAAGATTGATCGTGCAGGCAGACTGGTTGTGCCGGTCATTGATCAGGCAGGGGAGATCCTGTCGTACCAAACCATTGATGCAGATGGCAACAAGCGGTTCTTGAAGGGTGGCAAGATTGAGGGCGGGTTTTATGAGTTGCGCGGTAACAGAAAAATAGTGTTCGTGGGTGAGGGCTTTGCCACATGTGCATCGATCCATGAGGCGACTGGCTACACCGTGCTGGTGGCATTCGACTGTGGCAATCTGGCCAAGGTGGCCAAGAGCGCCAAGGAGATGTTCCCAGGCTCAAAGATCGTGATTGGTGCAGACAATGACCAGTTCACCGAAGGTAACCCTGGTGTGACCAAAGGCAGGGCTGCGGCGGCTTTGGTGTTTGGTGAGATTGTGTACCCATCCTTTTCGGACTCTGACATGGTGGACAACAAGCCAACAGACTTCAATGACCTTCACTGCCTGCAAGGTCTTGATGCGGTCAAAGAGCAGATCGAGCGCGTGGCTGGGCCAATGCGTGACAAACTGGCGTTTGAGTTTTCCAGAATTGATAGCCTAGAGTTGGCACAGATCAACTGGATCGTAGATGATTACATTGAAAGTGACTCACTGGCGCAAGTGTTCGGTGACCCAGGCGGTGGTAAGAGTTTTGTCAGCATTGACTTGGCGTGCTGTGTGGCCACGGGCCGGCCATGGCATGGCCATGAGGTCAAGCAAGGCTCGGTGTTCTACATTGCCGGCGAAGGACATAACGGCCTTGCTAGGCGGTTTAAAGCGTGGCAGTTAGGCAATGGCCAGACCTTAGACGGTGCGCCCCTTTACAAAAGCCACCGTGCGGCGCAGCTGTATGACGCAACAGAGGCGGCAGTGGTGGCTGAAAGCATCAAGGAGTTGTCAGCGCAAGCTGGGACAACTCCAAGTTTGATCATCATTGATACCCTAGCCAGAAACCACGGCGGAGATGAAAACAGCACCCAAGACATGAATGCGTTTATCCAGCACTTGGATGTCTACCTTCGCCAACCATGGAAGTGCTGCGTTCTAGTGGTTCACCACTCAGGCGTGGCTGACAAGGATCGGTCGCGGGGATCTACAGCCCTGAAGGGCGCACTGGACGCAGAATATCGATGCCAGTTGGATAGCGGGACAAAGACCATTGCGTTTGAGTCCAAGAAGATGAAGGACGCAGAGATGCCTGCACCTAAGAACTTCCAGATCACCCAAGTGGACTTGCCAATCCAAGACAAGCACGGGTTGCCAGTCAAGGGCGCATACCTCACGGCTGTGGACATCTCCGGCCTCATGGGCAACATCCAAAAGCGGGTGGTGTTGTCAGGCAACCAACGCATTGCATTGAACTGCTTGGTGGCCATCGAGGCCAAGAGAGCCAGTGACGGAATTGAGGGGTTTGCTGCCATGGCTGATTACGATGAGTGGCGCGATTCGGCTAAAAGCCATGGTTTAAATGCCAGAAGATTCAAAGAATCCATCGAAGCATTGGCCAAGAAAAACATGGTTTTGGAGAATGCCGGTGTGTACCGAACTGTACCGAAATGTACCGAAATCGGTACAGAACGTACAGAGGCTTGATGTACCGATGCGTGTACCGAAATGTACCGAAACGTACCGAAATGTACCGAAGCAAACCCCCTGTGGTGTACCGAAACGTACCGAACGTGTCTATAGACACGTTCAGGTTCGGTACAAAAAGGGTTTCGGTACATGCCGGCGGTTTTCGGGGTGGTTTTGATGGGATTGGAGTTGTCTGGTGATTGAAGTAGAAATGGACATGAAAATCGTGTCGGTGGCCAACATGAGACTGCATTGGGCGGCCAAGGCCAGACTGGTGAAGTCGCAACGGCAAAAGACCAGAATGGCGTTGGCAGCTGTCGCACAGTCCTATGGCGTGGAGATACTGCCAGTCACCGTGGTGTTGACCAGAGTCGCTCCAAGGAAGCTGGACGGGGATAACCTTCAGTCTGGGTTTAAGGCGGTTAGGGATGGTGTGGCTGACTGGCTTGGCGTTGATGACGGAAGCAGCATGATTGAGTGGCAGTACAACCAAAGGTCTGGTGGGCCAAAGGTGTACAAGGTTGAGATCGAGGTGATAACATGACGGTGTGCGCAGTTGCCATTGCCGCACCTTCGGGGAAAGCGCCAGTTGGTGTGAGTACCTTCTTTTTTTAAGGAGTTTACAAGTGACTGATAACTTGGCGTCAGAAATGACAGTGCAAAGAGAAGGCCCAGGGCGTCCGGCCTTGTTTCCGGCAGAACACACTGTTTGGCAAAATATCCTTCATGGCATCTCAGAAGGCAAAAGTTTAAGCAGTACCCTCAGAGCAGAGGGAATGCCCAGTTACTCGCTGGCGCGTCAAATGATCAAGAACAACCCAGAGTTCAGGGCGGCTTATGAGAAGGCCGTAGAAGACCGCGCAGACCGTTTGGCAGAGGAAATCATTGAGTTGTCAGACAAAGAGCTTCCAGATGGCTTAGAAGGCTCCATGGCCAGTGCTTGGGTTCAACAGAAGCGCTTGCAAGTTGAAGCACGCAAATGGGTGGCTGCCAAACTTAAACCTAAAACTTATGGTGATCGTATTGATGTTGCCGTGACTGATCACAGGATTAGCGTCATAGACGCACTGGCTCAAGCCAAACAGCGCGTGTTGATGGACAACAGTAACGTGATGGATGTTGAGGCGAAGCAGGCGTAAAAGACAAGGTTATGCGCTTTTTGCATAAAAATTGTACGGTTACGCGCACGCGCACGCGAGTTGCGCAAACGCAACGAAAAGAAGGCTTGGCATGCAGAAAAGTGCAGGCTACTTTATACAATGACCATTATGTTAAGTTGACACCGAGTTATCCACAGAATTTAGAGTGCCTAAGTATTACAGTTTGAGTTATGCACAGGCAGTTGTGGACAACTGTGGATAAAACCCTGTGGACAACGCCCATGGCCGCCGCCCAGCGCCCGAGGGGAGGGGGGTAGGGCCGGCGCGAAAGGGCCGCAGGAACGGTAGCCCCGCGAACATTTTTTATTTTATTTTTTCAAAAAATCATTTACCATCCCCCCCAATGCAAACCACGATCTATAAGCCCGAAGACGAACAAGAGTTGATGGCCACTCTGTGGACACCGGCGATTGCCGATGACCCCGAAGCCTTTGTGCTGTTTGCCTTTCCTTGGGGTCAGGAGAACACACCCCTTCAAAACTTCAAAGGCCCGCGCAAGTGGCAGCGCGAAGTCCTGCGCGAGATAGCCCAACACATCAAAGACAACCAAGGCAAGCTAGATTTCAATACCTTGAGACACGCCGTCAGTTCTGGCCGAGGGATTGGCAAGTCTGCCCTCGTGTCATGGCTCACCATTTGGATGCTCTCTACCCGCATAGGCTCAACTACGATCATTTCGGCCAACAGCGAAGCCCAGCTGCGTGCAGTCACATGGGCCGAGATCACAAAGTGGTTAGCGATGAGCATTAACAGTCATTGGTTTGAGGTTGCGGCCACCAAGATCACGCCGGCTACTTGGCTGACTGAACTGGTTGAGAAAGACCTCAAAAAAGGCACACGATATTGGGCTGTTGAAGGCCGTTTGTGGTCAGCTGAAAACCCAGATGCCTATGCTGGTGTTCACAACTTTGATGGTGTGATGGTGATCTTTGACGAGGCCAGCGGTATTGATGACTCGATCTGGGCTGTGACGGCTGGTTTCTTTACCGAGAACACACCGAACCGCCTTTGGCTGGCTTTTTCCAATCCACGCCGAAACACTGGCTACTTTTATGAGTGCTTTAACTCTAAGCGCGACTTCTGGAATAACAAGGTGGTGGACGCTAGAACGGTAGAAGGCACAGACAAACAGGTTTACCAAAACATCATTGACGAATATGGCCCAGACAGCTCACAAGCCCATGTCGAGGTCTATGGCATGTTCCCGTCTGAGGGTGACGACCAGTTTATTCCGGCTGACATTGTGGATGAGGCCATGAACCGGCCTAAGTACAAAGATCAGACTGCGCCAATCATCATTGGAGTTGACCCTGCACGCTTTGGCGCTGATGCCACGGTGATTGCGATACGTCAAGGCAGAGACATTGTGAGGATTGACAGGCATCGGGGTGATGACACCATGACGGTTGTTGGCCACATTATTGAGGCAATGGAAGAGTTTAAGCCTGCGATGGTGGTGATTGATGAAGGTGGGCTTGGCGCCGGCATTGTTGACCGTTTGAAGGAACAAAGGTACAAAATCAAAGGTGTCAACTTTGGCAATAAATCGGCAAATCCGATCATGTATGGCAACAAAAGGGCCGAAATGTGGGGCAAAATGAAGGATTGGCTGCGCAGCGCATCAATTCCTAAAGATAGGTTCTTGAAAACTGATTTGGTTTCGCCTATGATGAAGCCCGACTCCAAGGGTACTATTTTCTTGGAGTCAAAAAAGGACATGAAGGCGCGCGGTTTGGCCTCGCCAGACGCGGCTGACGCGATCTGCGTGACTTTTGCCTTTGCCGTGGCCCACCGTGAGGCGCGTGAATCCACGCAGCGCCGCATGTACAGTGACAGAAGCGTGGTTGCAACTTCTTGGATGGGGTCGTGATGGCTAAGAAATCAGTATCTCTAAGCGTTGGTCGCGGCGAAAAGTTGCCGGTGTCTAAAGGTGCTGGCCTG